ACTCGGCACTGTTCCTGCTCAACCTGACGTACGAACCGGGCCACGTCATTCTGTTTACCCGGTACACAATGGTGGCGGCCGACGTGTCGATCATTCCCGAGTTTCGGGACAAGATCGAACGGCTGGGGCGGGAGGACGATTTTGAGGTCACCAAACGGGAGATCGTGAACAAACGGACCGGCTCCCGTATACTTTTTCGCGGCATCCAGACAAGTAGTGGCAACCAAACCGCCCGCCTCAAGTCCATTCAGGGCGTGACCACTTGGGTGCTGGACGAGGCGGAGGAGTTGGTCGATGAGCGGACGTTCGACACGATCGACCTGTCGATCCGCCACAAGGCGCTGCCGAACCGGGTGATCCTCGTCCTCAACCCGACGACGACGGACCATTTCTTGCATACCCGGTTCGTGGCGACCCCGCGGCCGGATACGCTCTACATCCATACGACCTTTCGGGACAACCTGCCCAACTTGTCGCCGTCGTGGCTGGAAGCGGCGGCGAAGGTCGAGGCGACCAACCCGGAACGGTACCGGCGGATCTTCCTCGGGGAATGGGGACGGGACGCGGCGGGGCTGTTGTGGACGGGCACGGACCTCGCGCGGGTGCGGGTGGCGAACGGGCCGGAGGAGCTGTCGCGGGTGGTGGTGGCGATCGACCCGGCGGTCACGTCCCGCGCGGATTCGGACGAGACGGGCATCGTCGTGATTGGGACGGACCGGACGAAGCGGGCCTATGTGCTGGAGGATCTGTCGGGGCGGTACACGCCCGCGCAGTGGGCGACGATCGCGGTCGAGGCGGCGCGGCGGTGGAAGGGGTCTATCGTGGCGGAGGTCAATCAGGGCGGCGATCTCGTCGCGGCCACGCTCCGGTCGATCGGGCCAAAGGCGGAGGGGATCCGCATCCAAGACGTCCGGGCCAGTCGGGGGAAATACGCCCGCGCGGAGCCGGTGTACGCGCTCTATCAGGAAGGGCGGGTGTACCACGTCGGACAGTTGCCGCTACTAGAGGCGCAGATGGTCGGGTTTAACCCGGACGAGACGGACGGCTCACCCGATCGGGTGGACGCGCTAGTCTGGGGGCTGACGGCGCTGCTCTTGAATCCCGTCAACGCGTTCGTGGTCTAACTGTCAAGAGGTCAAGAGCCGCGCGGTTGACGACTTGCTTCCTATCACATAGGCTTGTACCCGACGGCGTGGCGCGGCCGCGCGTGGTGCCCATTTACGCGGGGGCGAAGTGTCCGAAAGGGCCAGTCAGTCCGTAGTGCAGCGGCTCGCCCGCGCGTGGCAGATCGTCCGGGGACGCGACGAAGGCCGCGCGATTATCGGGACGACCTATCCCAACTTTCCCGGCGTGGCCGGTGGCGGGTCCCTTTCCTTAGTGCGGACCGCCAATCCGCAGGAGTTCAAGCCGGAAGGCGCGACGGTCCGCGCCGAAGGGTTCTCCCGGCATCCGGTCGTTCACGCCTGCATTCGGGTCGTGGCGGACATTGTGGCGTCGGTGCCGTTGGTCGTGCTGCGCGAGCGCGGCAACTCGGAATCAAAGGTCGGTGAGGACCACCCGCTCCAGCGGTTGCTCGACTATCCCGGCCCGCGCTTCACGGCGCGGCAGTTCCGCGCAAAGTTCGCGGTCGATTTCCTCGGGTACGGCAACTCGTTCACGCAGATTGAACGGCAGGGTGGGCAGGGTCGGCCCGTCGGCCTGCGGGCGATCAACGCCGAGAGCATCCAATCCGTTTGGGTGGACGCGGAAGGCGACCCGCGGCGGTACGATTACGGCAACTGGTCGGGGATCATCGTGCAGGTGCCGGTCGAGGACATTCTGCATTTCCGTGACCTCGATATGTCGCGGCCGTTTCAGCCGGAGTGCTTTGGCTTTCCGCGCGGGGCGACGGCGATCGCCAGCATTGCGGCGGACAACGAGGCGACGAAGTACGTCCGGCAGGTCGTGACGAACGACGGCACGCCGACTTTCGCCGTGCTGCTGGCGGACGAGGCCACGCAGGACGACGCGCAGGCGATGCAGTCGCGGTATGTGGCGCGGACGGTGGACCGTGGCAAGCGGGGGACGCCCGCGTTCTTTGGCGCGGTGCGCGACATCAAACCGCTCGGGTTCACGCTGTCCGACCTAGAGTTCCCTGACCTCCGGCGGGTGTCGCGTGAGGACATTTGCGCGGCGTTTGGGGTGGATCCGCGCATGATCGGGATCGCGTCGGCCACGTCGGACGCGGGGTTGTCCGGTGCCCAATACGCGGAGGCGCGGGCGCGACTGGTCCAGCATACCATCGAGCCGATGTTTTCGGCATTCGAGGACGAGCTGAACCACTGGCTCGCGCCCGAGTTCGGCGACGTCTGGATCACCTACGACCACGATATGCTCCGCGATCTCGTCGAGAATGACGCGGAGACGTCGGAGCGGGTACGGGCGGAGTTCAAGGATTCGCTGCGGACGTGGGAAGAGGCGCGGCGGGCGCTCAAGCTGCCGCCGGTCCCGATCCCGACTGATACGTTGGCGATGACGACGGGCACGCAGTTGGTCCCGGCGGCGGTCGCGGTGATCGACCCAACGGCGGTCATGGACGAACCGCCCGCGACGGACAACGAGACGCCCGCCGTGGGTCCGGGTCCGCAGGAAACGGAAGCGGACGCGGAGACGATCGACGTCGAGGAGAATGAGGACGGGCTGGCGGACGAGCAGGGCCGCGCGGCGTCCGACGTGACCAACTTCCCGGCACGGGGCGACAATAAGACGGTCAGTCTCCGGAACTCGGGGTTCAAGGTGTTCCCGGTCGCGGAGGCGGAGGCGCTGAAGGCAAACTACCCGTCTGTCTGGCGCAAAGGCGGCAACATTCGCGGCAATAAGCAGTTCACGCTGCTCCGACCGGTCGCCAAGCGCGGCGGGAAGGTGGACGGGCTGTCGGAGGAGAACGCGGTCCGTCGGCGCGAGGCGTGGGCGGCGCGGCACCGGAAGGATTTCCAGTTGGCGGGCGTGGTCGCGCAGGTCAAGTGGCTGGTGGTCGGGGACCGCGGCCTTGACCATATGCGGGCGGTGCTGGCGGACGCGAAGGCCAAAGCGGACAACCGCAAGCGGTCGCTCGGGTCGCATGTGCGGACGTTCGCGGAGGACGCGCTGTCCGGCGATCAGATCGAGGCGCTGATGGAACTGCTGGAGGCGGTCGTCGAGGGGGAACTCCCGATTGCGACGGTCGAGGGCATCATCCTTGCGGCGTTCCCGAAGCTCGACGCGGACGCGGTGTCAGCGATGCTCGACGGGCTAGAAGGGTTCGCGCCGGAGGACGAGGACGAGCCGGAGGAGCCTGAAGCGCCAGAGATGCCGAAGGACGAGGAGCCGGAGAACGGCGAAGCGCCCGAGCCGATGGGCGAGATGGCTGCGATGGACGAGCAGCGGCCGTGGTGGGTGCATGTGCCGCCAGAGGACCGGCCGTGGTGGGTGGAGATGGCCGAGGCGGGGACGCTGCAAGACGAGCCGCGGTTCCAGTACTGGCAGCGGGCAATGGACGAGCTCGACCGGGAAGAGGGCGAATACTACACCACGGCGCGGGGGCAGTTTGCGGCGGACGCGCAGAGCATTGCGTTGCTGTTCGCGCAGTATGCCAAAGAAGCGGCGACGGCGACGGACGCGCGGAAGGCGCAACTGCTGCAAACCATTGACCGGTTGATTCGGACCAACTACCAGAAAAACGGCGAGTATTACCGCGCGTGGAAAGCGGCGTTTGAGGCGTTGATAGGCCAGACGTATATGGTCGGGGCTCGACAGGTGGCGGGTCTGAACCTATCGTTTACGCTCCAGTCGCCGGAAGTCTTGATGGCGATTGACGAACGGACGGCGCAACTGGCCGAGTGGATCGGCGAGGACACCGCCAAGCAGGTCACGGCGGCGATTCGCGCGGCGGAGAAAGCCGGATTCTCGGTCGAGGAGACGGCACGGCTCGTCCAGTCGTCGGTGTACGGTGAAAACCTCACGGATGTGCGAGCGACCCGCATCGCGCGGACGGAAGCGGCGCACGCGATGTCGCGCGGCAGTTGGGATCAGGCGATCGAGCTCGGCATCTATCAGTCGAAGGAATGGCTCTCGTTTGAGGATTCCAAGACGCGAACCACGCATCGCCAGTACGGCGGCTCGCCGGTTGTGCCAATGGACTACCGGTACGGCAAGATGCTGTATCCCCTCGACCCGTCCGGGGGTCCGGCGGAGACGATCAACTGCCGCTGTACATTGGTGTTCTATACTGAACCAGCATCCGAGGCCACTCCATGAGCACCGCCACGATCCGGCCTCCCCTTCGGCCGGTCCAATATATCACGTCCGAGGTCTCGCTTTCGATCCGCGCGGAAGGCGACCTGCCGCCGGGGATCGCGGGGCGGGTGTCGGGCGTGGCGCTAACGTACGAGGTGGTCGATAGCTACCAGACCATCTTTGCTCGCGGCTGCGCGAAGCGGTCCATCGACAACAAGGTCAAGGCGCGGAAGGTCCCGCTGCTGATGGACCATAGCCGGACGGTCGGGGCGCATGTCGGCGTGGTCGCGTCGATGGTCGATTCGGGCGACCAGTTGATTATGACGGCCGACCTGTTCGACACGCCGGAGGGTCGGGCGGCGCTGGAGTATGTCAAGACGGTGATCGCGGCGGGGGCCTCGACGGGGTTCTCGATCGGGTTTGTGCCGCGCCGGTCTGATATGGTCATGATGGACGCGAAGCCGGTCGAGAAGTTCCTCGAAATCGAGCTGCGCGAGGTCTCGCTTACCCCGATGCCTGCGGTGCCCGGTGCTGATGTGACGGGCGCACGGGCGGAGGAGGCCGAGCCACAGGAATCCGCTCCCGTCCGGCCGGACGTGGAGCTGTTGGAGACGGCGGCGATCGTCGCGCTGGAGGCGATGGACGCCTCCACTCGCGCGGCCGTGCTCTCCCGCTACCAACAGCCTGCCTCGACGGCGACCACGACCGCGGCGCGATGCTGCGCTCCCGTGATCCGTGAGCCGGTAGACGCGGTAGCTACGATGGACGCCCGCGTACAGGCGGTGCGGTCCACGTTCGCAGTCCCAGCAACGACTACCCATTCTTTGAGGAATCCATGAAAACCCCACTGGTAAGCAAGAACCGGCAGGCGAACGAGCTGCGAGAGCAGGCGCACAAGCTCCGCCATGACCTGATGGACCCGGCCAACAGCTACACGGCCGAGCAGGTCGAGAAGCTGACGAACGACATCCGGGCGCTGGAGATGCGGGCGCAGGCGGCGGCGGAGTTCACGCCGGACGCGGAAGTCGATCGGCAGGGCGGCGATGCGGGCTTCACCCGCATGGATGTGGGAGCGAAGAAGGACGTCGAGTCCTTCCGCACGATGCAGGACGTGTCGCAGGAGGTGCGGACCACGCTGGTCAAGGCGTTCCCGTCGATGGGGGCCTATATCCGCGCGGCGACCCGCGGTCCGGCCACGCCGGTTGAGGCGGACGCGCTCCGCATGGTGGACCAGTACACCCGGACGATCACCGGCTCGACGAACGGCGGCGAGTTCCTGCTCCCGCTCACGCAGGTGC